TCTACCTATACCAACCTTACCTGTAGATGAAATAGTCACATCTGTTGCACCATCATTTGTGCCGAAAGTCATAACATTTGTACTATGGTTATAATTTATTAACCCTGCAATAGTACCATCTGAAAAAATAATTCCAGATTGTTTGTCATTAGGAGTTAATAATTCTATATATGTGTGGTCATTTTCTTCTACAATTAGACTTGCATTTGCATCTGCTGAACTGAGACTTGCATCAGATGTCATTATGTGAACACTTCCACTAAGCGTACCCCCACTTAAAGGGAGGTACGTTCCACTACCAACAGATGTTAGTTCATCGCTAAATACTAATCGCTTTAATGCCATTATTTAGTCATAGTTTCAATCTTCTGAATAATAGAAGATATTATTACTGCGTCTGAAGCTTTAATGTGAGACTGCATAACAATAGCTAAGATAATTTTTAAATCATCTTGGTTTAAAGTATCTGTATCTGGGTATTCTTCTTTTTTAGCCATCGAGATTACTCCTGTGTAATTGACCTATTTTTTGAATTACGATATAAGCCTGCTCTACCTCCGAACCATCGAAAGTAGAGCGACCTAATACCTTTAATAAAAAGTCAGTATCCTTAACATTAAGCTTAATTACAGGCTCTTGTTTAGGCATAACTTCTTGTTTTTGTTTTGCAAATCGAGACAATTAAGATGTCCTGATATACATTTCATTATCAGCAGAATTGTACACCATTCCACCAACAGTTGTTTCAGTACCCGAAGGAGCACCTGAATCAGTTTTTTCAACATTTATCATTAACTTACTAGAAGTAGATGGAAAAGCTGAACTTGAATCGTCTGAACCAATACACCATCCAGTTTTAGATTCATCCCAAAACAAATGCTGATATTTATCACCAGTAGCATCAGCTCTGTTTGCAACTAAGCCTGCATCAACTGCTGTACTTCCTGTTAAATCAGAATTAAGCAACATAGTATTGTCAGCAATCTCTAAAGTTTCAGTAGCAGTAGTAATCATTGCACCACTTACTGTTAAATCACCTGCAATTGCAAAATTACCCGTTACTGATGTAATTGCTTGAGCAGCATCTACATCTAATTTACCATTGTTATTAGAAATACCAGTTCCTGCTTGAAATGTACTTAAATTTTCTACTGTGTACTTTACAGTAGCATTAGAGGCTGAAGCATTTAAACCAATAATAGCATCTGATTTAGTAACGGTTTCACCAATATCTGATAAACCTGTTAAGTTAATAGCTATTACACCAGAATTCGCTGTTAAACCAGAACCTGCCATATAAGTACCTAGAGATGTAATACTTGACTTCTTATGATCAGTTCCAGATAAATCATAAAAAGCAAAGCTATCACCTGCTGTTATATCAGTACTGGCAGTTAAATCATTAATATCTAAATTAATAGTTAATGATTCATCACTTGCTTGGTTTGCTGTAAAATCACCAATCGCATCTGACATACCAGTACCACCAACAAGCGTTAATGTATTATTATTTACTGGTCTTGTTTCCCAACTAAAAGAACCATCACCATCTGAAACTAAAATATCCTCAGCAGTACCATTAGCTAATGTTCCATTTAAGTTTTCAGGATTGATCACTCCATCATCTATTTGAGCGTTAGTGATTTGGTCAGCTCCTATATGAGCTGTTCTAACTGCTAAAGAAGCAATCATAGTGTTGTCAACTACTCCAGCTCCAATAGTCAAGTTAATAGCAGTATCTGCACTACCATTAAAATTTCCTGTACCTGTAACGTCACCACCACTAAAAGCGATAGCTCTTGCAGTCGTTAATGTCGCTGATGATCCTGTTGTGTTTTGAGCAATGGTGTTAGCCGTTGTCTCAAGCACTACCTTATTATAACCCATATTATTACTTCTCCCTTATTATGTTGATATGTATATTTCCCCGTCTATATTTACCATGTCACCACTTGAGGGAGAACTTGGTTCGGATGAGACAGATTGCATCCGTAATGTTCCATCTTCCTCGACACTTAACAATTCTGTGTCGCCTTTTTTAAGAGATACTTTGGTATCCCCTAATGATACTTTTCCTTTAGACCCATCACCTTTTTCAAGCGTACCTGATGCTGCACTTATAATTAAGTCATCATGTCCTGTTGCTGTAAAAGTCATAGAGCCTTTAGTTCTTAAATTTTGTTCTACTACTATTGCACTTTTAGTAGCGTTGTATGTTAAAGCAATGACTTGAGATCCACTATTTGCAAATCTATAACTATCTGCCTCTACTGTTGTACCTGATAAAGTTCCTCCACTAAAACCAGCTCCAGTTATTGTACCCGAATAACTAAGATTCCCTGTTATAGCTAAATTTCCTGTAATCGAAGTATTGCCTTGTATATCTATAGAACTTGTGCCTAGATATAAAGGACTTCCTGTGCCTTCTCCATCAAATACTCTTTTGACTCCTGATTCAAGACCTTGACCTTCTGATGAACCTAAAACTGTTAATAAGTCTCTATAAGTAGAGCCAACTGATTTATTTAATAAACTCGCCATATCGCTCCTTTAACTCGCAAGAGGTATAACCACTTTAGTAAATGTAGGTTCTGGAGGTTTTGACACCTTTACGATCATTACAGGAGCCATCCTTACTAAACCTATAACTTCTAACTTGCCCAATGATTGCCATTGACTTGATAATGTGTGCCATGTTTCGTTATAGAAACCTTGAGAGTCATCCATTACTGTAGGTGGTGTTAGTTTTGCCATTAAAAATCTTGTCCAACAATAGATATATTTGATCCATCTTGACCCATATTAGCCATTCTTTTACCTTCAATAACTTTTAAATTGTATTGATTTTCAAAATAAGGAGCCATTTTTATTAATTGAGGATTGCTTTCGTATCCTTGTTGAACAACTTTCATTACTAAAGCTTCGTGAAATTCTTCAGGAATTACTGTAGATTCATTCATTCCAATTAACGTTGAATCTGTATCAGCGCTTGTAAACTTTTCATCTTCAGATGTAATAAACAATGTAACTTGTTTAATCTCTGTAGGGCTTGTATATATTACATTATCAACTGTTTCAGCGATTGCTATAGCATTTCTTTCCAACCAGTAAACTTTCATTAGGTTATGTCTCTAGTTTCTGGTCTACCAACTAATCTTTTAATTTGCTTTCCGTCATAATCAACACTATTTACTTCTATAATTTTATCATTTAAGCCATAGTATCGTTGACCTACCTCTGTATTAAAATTAAATGCTCCTTTTATAATCTTTGTTTTAACACAAAAATCTTTCATAGCATTATTTAATCTGATCCTTATTTCAGTTTCAGACATAGTAGGATGATGCACTTTTACCATTTCAATCATTTGCTTTTGTGTCATTTTCTTCCCCCTATAAGAACATCCATCTGTTGTTTGTACAACCCTAGTAAAATCGTTATTTCATTTTGTGTACTAGTTGCTAATTCAACATCTTCTTCTTCGTGTATTAAATCATCTACTCTTTGTTGAAGTACTTTAATACATGATGCAATGACAACGCAGTATTCAGCATTGTTAGGAAAATTTGAAATAGTGGTATCTGAATGAACAACTGTAGGGTAGACAATAGATTCAGTTATAGATAAATCTGTATCATCTACATTGGGCTTTACTATTAATTTGTTTCCAATAACGTAATAAACAGGGTAATTGTTAGTTGCTAAATGAATACTCCCACTATCGCTTACTTCATCTGATAGTATTGGAGATACTTCATTTGCGTTACGAGTTCCTCTTTTTACGTGAATAATTTCTTCGTTTTCTATATTTCTACCCGTAGATAAATTTGAACTAGTACTGCTTGAATGATTTCGTTTAAGATCAATAGGTAATGCACTTAACACTTCTTTTGCAGAAACAGTTAGATAATCTGAAAGAGCGTCATCGTCGTATGTCGTTCCAACTAAGTCTTTTATCTGTTCTTTAAATGTTTGCATAGTTCCCTTTTGTAAAGGGGGAAACGAGCGTTCCCCCTAAACAGTTTGTTTCCTTAATTAAGGAGTCACCATAATTGCATGACTCTCTAACATAGAGATACCAATACCTTCATCAGAAATGTATTGATCTTTAACACCATCGTAATCGTTAGCTTGAATACCCGCTTCAAACTTTGGAGCCCTGTATTGTGCATGGAAAAGATTTTCATCATCCACAATCAACATAGTTTTGTTGTAAGGTCCTCTCAAAGAAGGAGTTGGAATTAACTGAAGCATCCCGTGAGGCGTTTCTAATGCTCTAAAATTGAATCCTAAAGCATCTCGCTTCATGTCTCCAATATTTGCAGTCCAACCAGAACCAGCACTCCAAGAGCTAGTTTCTGAAGTACCTTGCTTAGACCAGTATCCTAAAGCACCAGCACCTACAAAAGCACGTTTCATGCCACTCGTAGGAACATATTGGAATACTTTTTCCATTGCATCAACAAACTCACCATAAGTATCTATATTTGTAGAAGCAAACTTATTTTGAGCGTCTCCAGTTGTAGTTCCATAGCGATTTAATGCAGTAACGATACCTAATGTAGTACGAGTTACTCCACCATTTGCTACTACGTCTTCAACGTTAGCAAATCCACCAGACATTCCTTTAGGATTAGAACCAAACAGAAAAGCACGTTCTTTTTGAATCTTATGCTCTTGTGCTTTCATAGTTCTTAATCGAGCCAATTCACTAGATTCACCACGTAGAGAAGCCTCTAAAAGAGTTCCTGTAATCTGCAATGGTGTTTTAAATATCTGAGTTGAATTGTAAACGACTTCTAGGTCATCACTCCAAGGAGTAGGCGATCCTGTGCCTTCACCCTGTGCATTACCAACTACAACCAACCAGTCATCAACTGCCGCATCAAGTGCTGTATTTGTTAGGTTGACGTATTTTATTGTTGAATTAGTGTAGTTTGTGACTAAAACTTGACCTTTAGATGCACCACTAGGTCCAGTACTGTCTGCAAATACATCACAAACCAATCCGTTTAAGTTCTCGCCTTTTTTAATGCCTTCCACATTTGAAATAGCAACTGCTACAGCTAATTCAGCTCCAGAAGCAACAGAGGCGGGCTCTGCGATTTGAAACTGTTGTTTTTGCCAAGGGTTTCTGTGTTCAAACATTTTAAAAATTGGGTCTTTCATCCCACTTATTGTATTTTGATTAGCTATTACAGTAGTAAAAGGTGTAACATCAGTCCAAAGCTCTTTAACAACGTTTGGTCGAATGTAAAAATCTCTCCTATCTGTATATAGCACTCCGTTGCCACCTAGGTTTTTTGCACCTACGTCAGCTTGTACGTTAGCCATACTATCCTCCTAGACCCTCCAAGGTCTTTTTAGACTGTTATTTTTTACTATTCATTAAAGCTAAATTGAACATATCCTCATCAGTAAAATTAGGTTCACTCTGCCCACTTGTAACTCCTGCAGGTGGAGGAACTGTTAACCTACCATTTCGGTTTTTCATCATTTCAGCTTTCTGTCTTGTTTCGACTTCAGCACTAGATGGAGCTTTTCTCAATCTATCAAGAGCAACAAGGTTGTCTAGCGTAATACTTTCAGGAGATTGATAATAACTCACAAATTCTTGTGCCTTTTCAGGCGTATAACCATAAGAATTCACTAAGTTATTTTGCATAGCGTTTTGAGATTGCTGT